GTCGCTATAAGTTAAGTTCCAACTTTTCCAAATTTTTCTGTGCTGAAAATAACTTGTAAATTCGTTAGCATTAATGCTGACCGTTTTCCCTACAACATCATAACTACGAGACCAAATAACTCCACCCCAAACACATACCCCATTACGCAAAACATAAATTGCGTTTTTGCCTGGCATTGTGGCGTTGTATACATCTATGCCAACTATTTCTTCGGCAAGAGATAAAGTTCCAGAAAATGAACCAGCGTCTTTAAGTGCTCTTTCATAAGACACCCCCGTTAGGGGGACTTCACCAATAACTTGATTAGTTATTAGGTTGGTGATGAAATATCTATAAGTTATTTCGTTGTCTGACATAATTGCCTAACTCTGTATTTGTCTTTATAGTAATTATACACTACCCAATCCAGCCTGACCTGTAGTAGATGTTCAAGGCTGCTGGGCTAACCTCATAAACATAACCAGTAGAAACGCTTGTGGTGTTAATAGAACCACTACCTAAACTTGTTGGAGTGAATGTAAATGTTTTTGTGTCTGGAACCGTCAATATAGTTGCCGTTGAATTGTTAGCAAAAACTGCCGAACCCCCAGCAACCGTGTTTAGGCTCACTACTTTTACCTGAGAACCGACAACTAAATTGTGGTCTGTTTCTGTAGTTATTGTTGCTGTTGTATTAGGAACATTAGTGTACGCATATGTAACTTGAGATACATAAATTTTATTAAAATCTTCAAACACTATTTCATTGTCGCCAGGCTGTAATTCAATCCAATCAACAATGGTGTCAAGTTTTGAGCGATAACCGCCCAGTTCCCCATTTAGAGCAACATCCCTAGTGTATGTGTCAATACTTAGTGCTTCAGCATAAATTCTAGACTTTGGACTTGTACTGTCTCCACCAAAATCAGAAAGCGTAGTTTCAACAACATTGGAGTAATATATTGGTCTAACTACTTTAAACTTGGATGCATCGGCAGTAGAAACATAGTCAACATTATAATAACCATTATAAATATTTCCATAATACGCTTTACCGCTAGCAAACGGTGCAGACGCTCTGGTAGATAGTTTAGAGACATAGACATACCCGTAAGTCGATGACGCAGGGGTAGATATTTCAGAAGGAAAAGATTTATAGAAAGTAATCGTGGCACCAGAGACGCTTGCTACTTCGTGAGTTCCATTGAAATCTTCATTTACACCCTCAATGGTAATAAAATCCCCAATTTGAGCATCGGTATTACCAGAGGTGACAATAGTACCTAGAGACAGCGTACAAGCGTAAGTACTTATTTTTCTTCTAGTCTGAGACTCGTAAATAGATAATTCAAATGAACTTGAAGATGGCACACCAGTTACAACCCAAGTGCCGTTATATATTGCATCAGTGTTGCTTATGACAATTTGGTCGGTTACTGAAAAACCGTGAGTAGTTGCAGTATTTACGGTAGCCAAATTATTAGCACTGTCGTATGTAATTGCTGACAATTCAGTCCAGTTACTGAACTTAGATGATGCAACCGCGGTTCTAGATACGGCGGTGGATAGGGCTAGAGACGCATTATTGACTCTAAATTTATAGTCATCTGTTCCACCATAAACATTAGTAATGGTGTAAGTGCCATTGGCAACATTTCCGTAGTTAGTAAGACCGCTGATACCAGTCAAATAAATCTTTTGCCCAGCGGAAAAATTATGTTTTACTTCAGTAGTAATGTCTAGGTAATCAGTTGTTGAACAAATTACAGAACTAACCTTAAAAATGTCTGGCACATTTAGTATGTCGACTGCTTCACCGACACTAAACCCGTGAGGACTACTGGTAGTAAAAACTAAATTACCGTTTTCTACTTCTGCTTTTTCAACAGTATAACTTCTGTAATTATTAAGTCTGTAAATAACATCAATAAGTTGTTCCGATGTTTTGTTGAATATCGATACTGGCCCAGTGGTTGGGCCAATGATGTCAAAAACAACTCCTACTGGAGTGTTTCCATCGTTCCTAATAGTTACTACCTCGGCGTTAGAGTTGGCTGTCGTTAAAGCGTAGCCATCATCTCTAGCATCTGCCCACTTGTACTTGATTGGGTCAGCAGACACTAAACCGATAGAAAAATCTGTCTTACCTCTAGGATTTACTGTAGCAATGCTAGGGGTACCACTAAGTCTAACTTTTAGAGCCTTAGGAGTGTCTTCATCTAGTACTAACCAACTGTCTTTTTTTACTAGATTTATGGCTTTAATGAGTCTTTCTCTAGCCGCTTCCAACTGAGTATCAGAGTCTTGAAGAATAAAACTTCCAGTAATGGTTAGTTGTCTAGAGCCGTATCTACCGTATGTAGTGTAAGAGCCATCTCCCCATCCACGAGGCAAATCTTGCATATCTACTTGAGGCAAGTTCCACCAGCCCTCGACATCGTTGACTACCCAAATAACGCCATATTCATCGATACGGTTGAATACAAAATCGCCAAGACGGATATCCGCCTTGAGTTTCATACCAGTTAGGTGGTCAATGTAGACATTGGTAAGAGCCTTGTCTACAAGTTTGTTCTTCTGACCTTGGTCATAAATAAGAGAGGTCGCTTCAGAACCAGTTTGAAATTGTAGAGCGTCTACTAGGAAGTTATAACCAGAACCGATAGTAGCGGTCAGGCTTCTGTAAACAAATCCTCTAAAGTGAGTAGCGGTTGCTGGGACTGTAAAAGTAAAAGTCAGTCTTACCCAGCCGTCATAAGAACTGATGGTTGTAGGTGCAGAATCGCTTGAACTTAGGTCACCAGCCCCTGCTGTACCAGATGTATAAAAGTATGCTCTAAGTGAGAAGTCTGATGTTGCTTGCCCTGCTGGAACTTTTACATAAGCCGAGAAAGTATAGTTTTGACCAGCAATTACAGGAATTCTGTAGTTGTCGTCACTTATCAGACCGCTCTGCGGACTACTAGATGCGAAAGTAATTTTTGCAGAATAACCTGTACCAAAAAGAGGAGAACTGTTGTCAGTTGAAATAGTAGGAGTAGTTCCAGATAGGGCTAGACCAACCCAGCCTGTCGTATTAGAAATAAAAGACGGGTTAGTAAATAGGTTATAGACAGTAGCCATTAGTAAGCAGCACCTTTACGCATTTGGAAAGCAAGTCTTCTACTTACTTCGGCGGCAAGAGCGTTGATATCCATATCTGGGGTGCCGTTTACAGTGATGTTCATTCCACCGCTACCCCCGCCCATCAAAGCAATCATTGCCTTATCTCTCTTAGATAGACCGTCTGGGTCAAGTGGCTCAACGCGCTCTGGTCTACCAGCCTCAGCAATAATACCCAAAGTTCCGCCAGCAGACGGTGATACAACTCCACCTTCAGCAAACATTTGAGGAACAATCATACGAGGAACATTAGGAATTAGACCTTTATCTACCGATGCTTTAATATCTATTGTCCCACCAGAAAGAGCCTTTACGCTATCTGCTAGGAACCCAATAAGCGGATGAGCCATCGCCAATTTGAACAATAAATTCAATAAAGAAATAATTAAGTTCACAAATCCAGTAAACATATCAGCCAAAGATTGAATAATATTTTGACCAATTTGTTTGAATATTGTGCCAAATTTTTCCCAGTCGCCACTAAATAGAGCCTCAAAAAAGGCAGCAATAAGTTCTATGATTTGAACCCAAACATTCATAAGTGGGACTAAATATGCCATTATGCCATCAAGTACAGGCATAAGTAGTTTAACAATTACGCTTACTATCTTCATAAAGGCTTCTGCCAACTTAAGTATGACTGTCATAAGAGCACCTTGAATTGCCATCCAAAGTGTCATAACTACCTTGACTATTGGAATTAGTAGGTTCAATAACATTTCTACTATTGGCATAAGTTTAGTTATTAGTTCAGCAATCAATGGGGCCATAACTTGTACAACTTTAGAAATATACTCAGCAAGCATTACAAAGAATTTAGTTAATGGACCTCCACCGCCTCCAGCCTCTCCGCCAAAAAGAGTGTCCATAAGTCTTTGGAACTGCAAAATTACTGGTTGTAGAGCAACCATAATTACTCTTAATGCTTCGCCAATTGCATCTAAGGCTGGTTTAAATGTGTCGTTTATCTGATTACGGAATTTTTCATTAGTTGTGTAAAGAGTTATAAAGGCACCAACAATAAGACCGATAAGAATCAAAATTGGATGTCCAACCATAAATTTACCCATTCTTCCAAATAAAGCAATGGATTTATTTTGGCTAGCAGCCATCTGAGTAAAACCTTTTAGAGCACCAGTCTTGAATAAGTTAAATCTTAGGGCAGTAGTTTCAATGGCTAGTCTTAGGCGACCATATGAAGCAACTAGCAAGTTGTTGCTGGCTAGATATTTACGAGTGCCATCTGTGGCGTTTTTTAGAAACGCTCCACTTTTCTTAGATAGAAGTCCAGTGTAGTCTCTGGCTTGGTTAATTCCATTTGAAAACTTAGGCCATACTTCTGCTGCTTTTTTAAAACTATCCGTGGTCTTCTTAATGGCACTTCTCATACCAGCGTTTACCGTTACAACGGTACCAAACGCTTCTTTTACTCCAGTAGCGACTTCTTGGGCTTTACCAAAGAATCCAGTTACATTGGTAACTGTTTGAGTTAGGAAATCAAATACTGGTTTAGCCTTTTTACCAATTTCACCAATACCGAGCGTTACAGCCTTAATTTGGCCAGTAAATGCCATAACGCTTTTGACGACTGGATTTCCCAGCATTTTGCTAAATATATCGGCACCAGTAAGCAAGGTCTTAAAGAAATTATCTATAGCAGCGTCGTCTGTAAGTTTGTCTAAGATTTCAACAATTTTTGTAATTAATTTGCCAACAGTAGGTAATGCTTGTCCAGCCTTTTTCAGAATACTACTGAAGAAAGGAGCAGCCTTTTTTATTTCTTCAAAAAACACACCGATGTTGGGGTCGGCACCAAATTGTACAATTTGTTTGACAATTGAGCCAATACCGCTAAACATTTTTTTAGCGTTGATTGCTATATCGTTAAAGAAAGTTTTTAGTCCACTGCCACTTTTCCCTAAAGTGCCGAATCCTTCAGTGGCTTCTATTAGCCAGTTTAGTAAATAATCTCCACCAGTACCGGGCCCAAAGTTTGCTTCAACAATTTTGACAAACCCACCAAAAATGTTGCCAAATATTTTTCCAAATTTGGCAGCCATATCTCCAGCAGTAATGAAAAATTTCATTAGCCCTGTGTCGCCAGTTCTGTCTAACAGAGCAATAAAATCGTCTAAAAGTTTAGAGATAAAATCTACAAGTTTTTTTGTAATAGGCGTAGAAGCAGCCATAATTCTAAAGAATGCTTCAAAGAATTTAGATAAGAGAGGACCGAACTCTTTTATGACATAAGAAATTTGTTCAAATATTTCTCTTAGATATCTAGCGGTATCAGCGGAAGAGAAAAATTCAAATAAAACTTTAGATGCTTGCCCTAAAGCACTTCCAATATTTTTAATACCGTTAAAAATAGCGTCAAAAGTACCAGAAGTCATAAGTTTGCTTAAGCCCTCTTGTAGTAGAGGTAAGAAACCTTTAGCCACAGCCTCTCTTAGAATTTTAAAAATAGGCTGTAGTTTTACAAGAAATTTAGCAAATCCTTTTTGAGTTGCTGTTAGGTTTGCATAAGGGTCTTGAGCAGCGGCCTTTGCTCTAGCCTTTGCTCCTGTTCTTAATTCTTCATTTAGGTCAGCACTTCTGTCTTTAGCCCTACGGTAGTTTAGTTCCGCTTGCTTGTATTGAAGTTCTGATTCTCGACGAGCACGACTATCTGCTGGTAAATCGGCAGTTCTTGCTAATCCTTCACGGGCTTTTTCTAGAGATATGGCAGCCTGTTCTTCGGCTAAAGCAGCATCTTCAGCATCGAACTTCAGTTGCTGAAGTTCTTCACGCAGATTTTTTAGCGTCTCTACTTGTGCCTTTTGTTGCTGAGTTGCTTGTTGTACTGCTTCTCCAACTCCATTAAATGCCATTTTTGCTACGGCAGTGGCAGCCTTCATTGCTATAAATAGCCCGATTACCGCTGTTATAGATGTGGCAGCACCAGCAGCGGCAGCAACTAAGGAGACAAGAGCACCAATAATCACACCGATGGAGCCAGCAAGTGCGCTACCCATTACTGAACCCTTGTAGCCCGTAACAATTAATTGATTGATTGCATCGTAACCTTGTTGCGCTTGGGGAGTCATCTCTTGTAAACCTTTAGAGATTCCAGACATAAAGTTTATTTCAGAACCCTTATTAAAGCCACGCATAAACTTTGCAGATAAATTTTCACCTGCTTTTTCTGCGCTCTTTCCTCCACTACCACTTACGCCATTGAATCCATTTTTAATGTCTTTGGCAACATTGGTAGTGATGGCCCTAACGATAATATGGGCTTCACCTACGACTGGCATTTATTGTCTCACCTCCTTAGTTGAGCGGTGCTTCTAGTAATCCATTGCCACTCATTGGTAGCCCAGTATCTGGGTCAAATTGAGTAGGAGGGATGTAAGGCTTCGTTACCTTTTTCTTTGGGTCAAAAGGTTGAATATCGTCAAAGTCATTGAATGACCCACCGTTATTGGCGTTTCTTGACGACCTAGAAGAATTGCCAGAAAATAAGTAATCAACATCGTAAAGTTGTTTGTAAATTATTTCTCTAGACTTTTCTACCGCTTCTGCCTGTTCTCCCGAAGAGTAACGCATATCTTCTTCAAAAAGATAGTGAATGACATCTAACATATCGCTTGCTTCCATGCTTGAAAGTTGTAAGCCATTCATCACTGCTTTCCCGTTTACATACGGCCATAGATTGACCGCCCACTCTAAAAGACCGTCTACTGCTCTTTTGGGCGGTTTGAGTACTCTTCCATTAGCCAAGCAACAATTTCGCTTAGCGTCTCTAGACTTGTAATTTTTTCTTGGTCTGAAAGAATAATGTCAAACGCCTTCTTACTCTCAGGCTTTAGTACAGCAGAAAAGAATTTTTCCATAACCTGAGCGGACTTAGATGTGTCCTCTGAAGTAGAGTCAGAAACGATTTCAAGTAAAAGTTTTCCTTGAATTACTGGAACGCAGTGGAACTCTTCGCCCCACAGTTTGAATGAAATTGGTTCTTTTTCAGAAGCATCTCCGCCGCTACCGAAGTCTTTAAATCTGGCCATATTCTGTATAGTCTTTCTTGTGAATGTGTAATTTGGTTGCGTTTCAACCTATGACTATTTTACTTTATAAAAAAACTATTGATTTTTACTATTTCACTTTAGGGAAAGACTTGCCTCTGTAAACAGCACCTAAATCCTGAAAAACAAAAAGTTGGTCAGATAGGTACCTGTTTGGCTTAGTTCCTGGGTGTCTAACTAACTGAGTCCTAATAATTCTGCCCTTACTCATAAATACAAGTTGAGGGGCATTTTTAGGAGTAATTAGGTGTGGCCTAGTTCCTTCGTGATGTAGATAGGCAATTTTATTTTCAGAGCCTATTTTCAATTCTTGACCGTAAGAGGTAGTTTTATGAGACATAGTTATAGACCTTTTTAGTGCACCAGTGTCTACGCCTACTTGTCTTCTTGCTAAAACTAAAGTAATTCTGCCCCTAACTTGTAAGGTACGCCAAAGTGGTCCAGCAGGGGTTTTTAGATAAGCATTTAAAATAGGTCTGTATAGATTTAGACGGCTAAATTTGTATGAATAATGATTGGAACCGCCAGTAGCCCTAGCCCCTGCTCGATAGGCACGGCTAGCCGAACCCCTAACATTTCTCCAAATTTTACCAGCGGCGTAGGTGCCCCAACTGTCTGGAAACCCCCTAGGCATTTTAAGGTACCGCTAGTGTTAGTTGCATATTGACAGTTTGGAAACCGCCCTCTGGACCAGAAGTGTCAATAGTGGCAATTACTCCCAAACCGTATCCAGAATCATCCCACACATCAAATTCACGGATACACTCCATAAGAACCCAAGCATCAATAGCAGAAGTGTAAGAACTTTCGGTGATTTTATCGCCACTAGGCGGTCTGCCATTTTGACCCACAGTGGCTACAGGTCTTGAAATACTAATAACTACCGTAGCAGTGCGTGGTACATGGCAACGCTGCGGGGTTGATTGCTCGTCGCCAGGTGTACCTAAGTACATTTGTAGGAAGTTGACAACTACCTGCTCGCAGTCAACGGCTACCTCACCCATTGTCCAATAACGGCGTGATGGAAGTGGCACATTGTATGACTGAAAAACAGTTTCAATACGAGAAATAATGCCATCCATCATATTTTTTAGATTGAGGGCATCACTCGAAACATCCGCGATTGATGTAGTTGACATAAGTTGCCTATTATTCGGCTAGTGGAGCCTCTTCAACTACAACTGTTTCTTCAACAACTGGAGTATCTTCGACTACTACAACTTCTTCAACTACTGGAGTTTCTACTACAACTTCAGCAACAGGCTCAGGCTTTACCTTTTTCTTAGGCTCTGCTTTTACGGGTGCTACTGTTGCTTTCTTACCAGTGTTCATTGCTTCGGCAGTAAAGTTTGTCTGAATGTGTACCATGTTTTTACTTTCTTTTAGGGGCTACTTCTATTGTAGAACTAACCGTTTAGGTTGATTTTTAGGTTTCCTGATGTAATTAGTACAACGCTGTTATTTGTGTGCGTTGCGTACAAGTCCCAAGTGCCCGGGTCTACCATACCTATTGTAGATAAGGTGTCAGAGTAGCCAGCAGTCAAAGTTATAGTAGAAGCCGATGTATTTACATTGGCTGAAGTATTGCTTAGGGTCAAAGATTTGTTCCCTGAATAACTTTTTAGAGTTAGTGCTGGAGTCCATCCCGCTTGGCTAGTCAAGAAAGTGGCATTGATATTAGCCAACCCTAAAGTAGTTGAGCCAGTGTTTCCAGTGCCAGGTGGGACAACTAAGTCTTTGGTGCTAGTGGTGTAGACCAATTCCTTAGGGTTATACCTTCTGGCTCTCGGAGTATCTACAGAGTAGACCTTAGTTTTTCTTCTAGCCCCGTCTGGGTTGACTGTCTTTAGGAATAAGTCAACGGCATAAAGACCAGTGCGAAGTTCTTGAATAAAGTCCTGCTGGTCAAGAATAGTGAAAGAAACGCCCTGCCGAGAGACAGAAGTTACGCGTTGCGGGAGAGCACAAGTTTCATCGTCAGACCAAAGTTTGGCAAACTCAATTGCCAAAGTGCGTGCCGCCATCTTTCCAGATGTCGGTGGGTTCTGACCATAAGCATAAGTAATTTCAGTATTACAAGGAGTCCAAGGAGTAGCAAGGCTAACATGTAGAGTCGAGTGGTCTACTAAGTAATAACTAGATGGGTCTACTAAATCACCGTTACGGTTTCTGACTGTAATAACTCTAGTAACTGGGCCACCACGAAGTTTGATACGGGACTCAGGGGAGATACCGTCTACAGTTATTGAAGCGTATCCGTCATAGTCAAAGTCAGAAGATGGAATGTTATATACAGTTCCGCCGAACAAAACTCCGTCTGTGTTCTTGTTTGACGCACCTAAGCGTGAGCGACGAATTACACAGGTATAACGCTCAGTGACGACAGTCTCGCCAGAATATTTACGACCAGACATAGCCCACAGAAGATGTGATGCAGTTTTGGCAGCCTCTAGAGCAAACTCAGAGTTGGCGTAGTCGCCCAACTCTTCTGGTTGAATCCACAAAGCAGTCATATCTATCCTTAGGTAAGAAGTAAGGCGACGAGAATTGGAAGAAACTCAACCAATCTCGCCGCCTTTCTATCTAACTATTAGTCCTCGTTTGACTTGATAATAAAGTCAATGTTGTTGTCAGACACATAGTTCAAGTTACCCGGAACATTGTATGTGTCTTCACCAGCACCGTTAGCATACTGAGTGTCAATCTGAGTTGTAGTAACTTCTGTGTATGAACCAGCCTCTGTTACGCTGTCAACTAGGTTGACACGGCTGTACTTGTCCAAAGTAGCAGTCACATTTGAAGCCAAGTTAGCACCAGTTAGGTAGTAGAAAGCAGTGTTACCAGCAAGGCTAAATACAAGGTTTCCATTTGCTGTAGGAGCATTGCTAACTACAAAGTGAGTAGCGTTGGTTACTGACGCAATAGTCGTGCTGGCGTTTAGAGTGGCACCACCAGAATCTTTTGCTAGTACTTGTCCAACAACAAATCCAGCAGTATTGGCTACCACAAAAGTGGTGTTTCCAGTTGCCACATTTGCTGTGGTTGCTATACCAGTTAGCGGGGTAACTGCTACACCAACTGAAGAAGTGTTGAAAGGTTCACCACAGTTGTTGACATAAACCTTGTCGTTGACAACAATTCCAGCATTTGCCAAGGTGTCGCTTAGAGTTACAGTAGCAACATTTCCATTTCCAAAGATGCTGTCAACAGCAATAGTGGTAGCACCCTGAATGCCAGCCTTGGTAAAGAACTTCTGGTAAGAAGCCTGGTCAGTCCAAGTATAGAAACCTTTCAAGCCAACTGGTGCCCAACTTGAGCGTGAGTATGAGTAAGGTCTCTCGGCAGCAACTGGGAATTCCCAGCGACCATCTGAAGCAGAACCGAAGTTAATGTTTCCTAGTCCGTAGCCTTCAAATGTTGTGGCCAACATACCGTTTTCAATAACTCTATCGCCACTCTGACGAAGTTTTGCGTAAGGGAAGACCCAGTGGAAATACGGAAGAACGCTTGCACGCTTTCCGTCTTTCACAGCGTGTGACCATGCTTCAATTGCTACACCATTACCAGCAGGGTCATCGCCCACACCTGGAGCAGCCCAACCAACAGACTTGACTACGCCATCAACATTTTTACGAAGCAATAGACCACCAGAGACCAACTGTGAAAATTCGGCATCTGGTTCACAGATTGCCAATTCCATAGTAATTCTCTTTAGAGTGTCAGGAGCCTTGTAAGTAACACAGACAGTTCCGTTAGCACTCTTTTCGGTAATCTCATCGCCTTCTTCGTACTCTGGTGTGAAAGACACACGCATAAACGCAGATGTGGTGTATGAGTCGCCTGGACCATTAAGCAAGTTGCCAGCGGCATCTAGACGAGTGACTCGAATAGATACACCTTGGATGCTTGCTGCGTATTCCTGAGTTGCCATTTAGACCTGTTCTCCTTAGTCTTCGTTTGACTTGATAATGAAGTCCACATTGCTGTCAGCGTTGTAGTCAAGGTTTCCAGGGACATTGT